GATGGCCTTAAATTTAGCATCTCCAGGTATACTAATAAGAGAAGTCGATCTTACGATTGGAAGAATCGATGGGACAACAGGTAAAGTCGGTGGAATCGTGGGATCTTTTGAAAAAGGACCTGTCGGTGAACCAACTCCCATTACAGGGGAAAATGACTTGTTTGACCAGTTTGGTAAACCATACGATACAGATAAGCAATACGAAACATGGATGGTAGCATCTTCATACTTATCGTATGGAGGAAGTTTAAGTGTAATCAGAGCAGACGACACTGGATTGAAAAATGGTTTTTCTGGTACTGGTGAAGTAAAAATCAAAAGCACTGAACACTATCAAGAATTAGGGTATCAGGAAAATACTCTTAATACTGTTACTGTCGCAGCAAAAAATCCTGGCACATGGTCAAATGATATTAAAGTTGCCATTATAGATGGTAAGGCAGATCAAATACTAGACATGAGCACAACTGGTGTCAGTGAATTTACAGCAGCTGTTAATAATAGAGTCGGAGTTGCAGCAGTTGGATTAACCACTGTAACTGGAATCACAACAACCAGCATTGCTGTAGGTCAGGTAGTAAGATCGACTGCAGTTGCAGCAGGAACAACTGTTCTATCATTTGTGGGTGATACAGTAACTCTTTCAAACGCACCTACATCATCAGGGGAAGTCATATTTGATTTTGGTACAGAAACATTTTCTGCTGCAGCACCAGTAGTTGGTTCTGGTATAGAACAAGATGTTTCTGCTGGTACTGTCGTGTCAGGAGTTGGTGGAACAAGTTTACTTGATGGAAAATTCAAAGGTATAATCACAGAAGTAGGATCTGGTAATGTATCAGTTAAATTCTTATCACATGTGTCTGCTGCAGGTACTGAGACAGCACAGGACTTTAATAGTATATACAAATTCTCTGGAACAGGATTAGTTGCAATTACCTCAGAAGGAGAGTCAACATCTTATGGATCAACTGCTGTTACATCAGCAAAAGACTGGTTCGATGAGCAAACTTATGAAACAGTGACAGGATCAGATCCTCAAAAATGGAATGCCATTGCTGATAAACCAGGTACATCTGAGTATGCTGCTGCCAGAGGTGGTAGATTTGATGAAGTTCATGTTGTAGTCATTGACGCAAAAGGAACTGTCTCAGGAAACGCAGGAACAATATTAGAAAAACATCTTAACTTATCAAAAGCAAAAGATGCAGAGTTCTCAGTTGGATCACCATCTTACTGGAGAAAATATCTTTACACAAACTCTGAAAACCTATTTGGTTTAAGTGGTTCAATAATTGGTATTACAACAACTGGTTATTCAAGTGGATTCACACTTGAAGGTGATGGTGGATGGGATCAGGATGCAGATGGAGTTATTTTCAATAGTTGTGGAGCAACTAATTTAACATTATCAGGTGGTAAAAACTATGGTGGTAACACAAATCTAACAGATACTGGAGCACTTAACTCTGGTTTAGGTGATTTGATATCAGGATATCAAACATTTGAGAACGATACAATCAATAATGTTGATTTCTTACTCATGGGTGGTGGTCATCTTGGTAAGGATAGCACAAGACAATTAGCAACAACAATGATTGCTGTTGCAGAAGCTAGACAGGATGCTGTTGCATTCATCTCACCATCAAGAGATAATATCTTATCAGATACAGATGTTCAAACAGAAGTTACTGTTAAGAGTGATGAAGATATAACCGCAAATATTATTGACTTTTATGATCCAATTACGTCATCAACCTTTGGAGTATTTGACAGTGGGTACAAATACATGTATGATAGATTTAATGAAGTGTTCCGTTATGTTCCATTGAATGGAGACATTGCGGGAACATGTGCAAGAAACGACATTAATGATTTTCCTTGGTTCTCACCAGCAGGTACAGACAGAGGAGCAATCTTAAATGCAGTTAAACTTCCATACAATCCAACTAAATTACAGAGAGATAAACTTTATTCAAATCGAATAAACCCAGTAATCAATTCACCTGGTGCTGGAATTATCTTATTCGGTGATAAAACTGCTTTCGCAAAAGCATCTGCATTCGATAGAATTAATGTTCGTCGATTATTCATATTCCTAGAACAGGGAATCGCAGCTGCTGCTAAAGATCAATTATTTGAATTCAATGATGAGATTACAAGGGCAAACTTTGTGAACATTGTTGAACCTTTCTTAAGAGATGTTCAATCCAAGAGAGGTATTCAAGATTATGTTGTTATTTGTGATGAGACAAATAACACTGCTGCTGTTATAGATAATAATGAGTTTATAGCAGATATCTTTGTCAAACCAGCAAGATCAATTAACTTCATTGGTCTTACATTTGTCGCCACTAGAACTGGTGTATCATTCGAAGAAGTTATCGGTTCCGTTTAATTAATTTAGAGGTTTAAGAAATGCCTTCACGTCAACAAATCAACAATATTCCTTTAAGGAAGATTCAAGATTTTAAAAGTAGATTGTCTGGTGGTGGTGCTAGACCAAACCTCTTTGAGGTAGAGTTAGCATTCCCAGATGCCGTTGCAATTGCAAACGATGTCTTACAGAAATCAAGATTTTTAGTAAAAGCAGCAGCACTTCCTGCTTCAACAATTGCTCCAGTCGAAATACCCTTCAGAGGTCGTATTTTAAAGGTTGCTGGAGACAGAACATTCGAAACATGGACTATCACAGTTATCAATGATACAGATTTTGTTATCAGATCTGCGATGGAAAAATGGATGAATGTAATTAACAAACTAGAAGACGCCACAGGATTAACAGATCCAGATGCATATCATAAAGATGCATTTGTTCATCAGTTAGATCGTGATGGTTCAATTCTACGTTCATATAAATTTTGGGATATTTTTCCAACTAATATTTCCACGATTGATCTAAACTATGAGACAACAGATACGATTGAACAATTTGATGTTGAAATGCAGGTTCACTGGTGGGAAGCATTTAAGGGAACTAGCAGTTCAGCTGGTGGTGAAAGTATCAGATAAATAGTAAAATACTAGTACAATTATAATATGGCACGGCTATTTGGATTTTCTGTTGAGGATAACGAAAAAAAATCACCGTCGATAGTTTCACCCGTTCCTGAGAATAATCAGGACGGGTCTGACTATTATATACAGAGTGGTTTTTATGGTTCTTATGTAGATATAGAAGGTGTATATCGAAACGAGTTCGATTTAATTAAAAGATATAGAGAAATGGCACTTCATCCAGAGGTTGATGGTGCGATTGAAGATATTGTAAACGAAGCAATTGTAAGTGACTTATATGACTCACCCGTAGAAATCGAATTATCAAACTTAAATGCGAGTGATAAGTTAAAAAAGATAATTCGTGAAGAATTTAAAACAATCAAAGAAATATTAGATTTTGATCGTAAGGCTCATGAAATATTTCGTAACTGGTATGTTGATGGTAAACTAGCATACTTAAAGGTCATTGATCAAAAAAGACCACAAGATGGTATTCAAGATTTAAGATATATTGATTCACTTAAAATAAAATATATTCGAAAAGAAAAGAAAAAAAATCGAAATGAATATATTAGTGTAAACGGTAATCGTGGAGATGATGCATCTACTCTAAATCCTCAAATTGATGAGTATTACATGTATACACCTGCTCCAGCATATCCATCAAATATTGCAACAGGTGGTGGTGGAAGTAAAGGAATTAAAATCGCAAAAGATGCTATCACATATTGTACATCAGGTTTAGTAGATCGAAATCGTGGTAGTGTATTATCATATTTACATAAGGCAATCAAAGGATTAAACCAATTAAGAATGATTGAGGATAGTCTTGTAATCTATCGTTTATCACGAGCACCAGAAAGAAGAATATTTTATATTGATGTTGGTAATCTTCCAAAGATAAAGGCAGAGCAATATCTAAAAGAGGTGATGTATCGTTATCGTAACAAGTTAACTTACAATGCACAGACTGGTGAAGTTCGTGATGACCGAAAGTTTATGTCGATGATGGAAGACTTCTGGTTACCAAGAAGAGAAGGTGGTAGAGGAACTGAAATTACAACATTACCTGGTGGACAAAATCTTGGTGAATTATCAGATATTGAATACTTCCAGAAAAAATTATATCGTGCACTTGCTGTTCCAGAATCACGTATTGCATCTGATGGTGGATTTAACTTAGGTCGTTCATCTGAAATACTAAGAGATGAACTTAAGTTTGCAAAGTTTGTTGGACGTTTGAGAAAGAGATTTGCTCA